AGATGGCTGCCGAGGTTGTAACCGAAGTTGTTGGAGCGGCACTTGGGTTCAACTGGTTTAACAGAATGATAAGGGGCGTTAAAGAACCCGCTAAAAAAATAACAATTAACGCTCTGCTGCAAAACACCGCCCCACAAGCGTTTAAAAGGCTTGGGAAACAATTTCTAGGAAACCAGTTAGAAGAAGTAGTTGCCGAATACTGGTCCAGGCGGAACATAGCGGGCTTGATGGGAGGTGTGCCGCTTGACCCCAACGCAACTTCGTGGGAAAGCCTGAAAGAAGGTGCTATTCGTGTCACCATGACTAACTTCTGGTTTTCGCTGCTTGGCATGGCGCAGGGGTGGATAGGGTCTAAGAATTTAATAAAGAACTGGAAGAACGAAATAGGCGACCTACAGAAAATGGCCGTCATTGATCCTGAATTTCAGACTTTAGTAGGCATGGAGCTTCAAGATGGGCGGCGAATAATCAACTACCACTTAAAGGTTGAATTCCAGAAGTACATGGATGAAAACCCAAACGCCAATCACGCTAAAGTGTTTGCGATGTTGTTTCCTTTGTTTGCAGAAATAATCGCCAGCCCAAACGCAGCAGCAACTAGAGCGTTGTTTACGGAATTTGGGTTTGGGCAACCTCACAATTACAGAACTTCAGAGCAAAGAAGGAAAATTAAGGCCGATGTTGAAGCTGAAGTAAACGCAGCCAATAAAAAAGACGTAGAAATTGAAAACCTGATCAGCTATTCCCTGGAAAGCATTCAAAGCACCCAGTTCACTGTGGAGGTAACAGACCAGCAGGGTCAACCGCAAAGGGTAACAGTCCACGCACCGACAGAACAGGATGCGGTGGATACTGTGTCTAAGCTGACAGACAAAGACGGAAAGCCTGCCTTTAACCTTCCAGAGGCTAACCCGGCAGACCCTATCGCCCAAACTCCTAGCACGCAACAGCAAATCGACTTTCACAATCAAAGCAGGCCATACGTCGTTGATGTTTACAACGACGAAACAGGGCAAACGGTCCAGCATCAGGTGTTTGCTAGAAACGAAACTGAAGCAGCAAACATGGCAACGGTACAGGGAGACGGCACCCGTGTTGAATCTGTTCGAGTTGCTGAACCAGAAGAAGTTGATGTCATTGGATATGATCAAGAACAAGATGTTCAGAATCAAGAAGAAGAAATAGATTTTCAGCCAATAGAAGAAGAGCCCGTCGCACCTGTTGAAGACTCGCAAGTAGAGTCAACTCCGGCGGTAGACCCCGAATTGAGCGAAGGCGACATCGACCTTGGAGAGTCTGTCGAAGAGGAGGATGATTTTGTTGCAGAACTTCCTGACATCGACCCTGGAGAGTCGCAACCAAGCGAAACAGGCGAAACTACGTTTACGAGCCCAGAAGGGGCTGTTGCGGAGGCAGCAGAAGCCGCTCAAGAAGAGTCGGTCCCAGAAGAAGTAATTGAAGAGTCGGCACCATTTCAGCCAGACGCTAGGGAGTGGACCGAAGAAACGCGCGTCCAAAAAGAGCAGGAAGCGTTGACGCAAATGAGGCAAAGATTTGGGCCTCAAGTCCAAATAACACCTGCCGCAACTGCCGAGCAAGCCAGAGTGTACGAACTGGGGAAAAGCCTGGGGCTGCACGTAGTTTATTACGACGGCCTTCCAGAAGACGTTCAGGGGGCAGCAGCGCAAGCCGGTTTTCGTATGACTGGGGTCTTGGGCCTTAATAAGTCGAGGTCAGGCGAGTTTCTTTGGGAGGTAATGGGGCACGAAGTCACGCACGGAACGACATTGGATAGAATGGCTCCGCTTCTTCGATTAAGCCAGGATGAAGTTGAGCGGCTTTGGGAGAAAAGTCTAGAGGGCCTTACACCTGAGCAGAGAATGGGGTATGAGGCGCAGGCCCAAAGAGACCCGTCAATGATGCAGCGAGAGGCCGTTGCTCGCTATGTGCAGGGCGTGTTTACAAATCCCCAGTTTCGCAAGGAACTTGTAGCAAACGAGCCAGGAGTGGTGCGGAAAATCTTGAACATGTTCAATGTATTCAAGCCAAAAATGAATACTAAAGAAAGGAACGTAATAAACGCCATCCGCTTGCTGATGAATAAGACGTATGGGCCAAGCAAACGACCAAGATCGTACAATGAAGTGTATGATGACCTCTCAAGCAAGTCAGACGCAGAGCTTGGAAAGTTAATTGAAAAATACGGTTTAGCAATAAAAGGTTTAAGCCGGGAAAGAATTATATCTGAGCTTGCCCAAGAAGTGCTTACTGAGGAGTTGCTTAAGTTTACAGCTAACACAAACGAGGAAGCCGACAGAAAAACTCAGAAAGCTGCGGAGAAGATCCCAACTGACCAAAAGCAGTCGTTACTAGATCAAAGCGAACAAGGGGCCGAAAGCGTAATCGACCAGTTGAAAAACGACGGGTTAATCCTCATGGTTGGCGATCCCACCCCCACTGAGGCTGCTCCTCAAGAGGGGACTCAAGAGTGGTACGACAGCCTTGAAAAAGAAACGCAGGATCTTTCACCAGAAGAATCTGCTCAGTTGTGGGACGAAATTCTTCCCGGCGATGAAGTGGTTCCCATGCTGGGGTACGAGCCAACTAAGTCGCACGTCCAGCAGTCCGATTTAATAGACATGCCGTCTCTATTGGCGCAAATAGAAAGAGAGGGTGGCAAAGTCTGGCTATGGTACGCAGACCAAAGCGGCACCGGAACTGTCACATTGCCGAACACAGGGGAAACTGTCGAGCTTGACGGTGGCCCGAGCTACGCCCTGAATCCAGAAAACAGACAAGCTGGAAGGGTATGGGCTTCATCAGCACCCGCAAAACAGTTGAGTAAAATGGTCGGAAAGTCCGACTACATATTTATTGTTTCTTATGCACCTGAAACAAACTTGCTTTTCAACAAAAAGGTTTTTGACGCACTCATAAACAATGCGTTTAAAGACAAAAATGGAAATCTTTTGAATTACGCGTCATTCAAGTCGTCGATAGCAAGAACGGCAGGAAAAGACAGCGTCTTATATAAGGACTACGTGTCGAAATACAACAGTTGGGAAGAGATAAAAGAAAGCCCCGACAGAAAAGGTTTCCTTCAAAAGCTGACGGAACAGAACGGAAAAAACACCAAGCTAAATAAATACCTATCAAACAGAAAGTTTTTCACGCTTACGCCTAACGAGTTGAGAGATGACTTTTATCGTGAAAACAATTTTAAGTTAAACGAAATCATGTTGGTGCTTAAAGGCGGGGAAGTGAAAGAGGGAGAGGCACGCCATTCTACCTACGGAAACGCACTGTACGGAGAGGTCGTCGGAATCCCGAACCGCAAAGTTGACGCATTTACTATCCTGCGAGAAGAGGACCGTAAAGGCAAGCCTCTGGATTTGTCTGCCCCTCGTGCGGTGCAGCTTATATCGCCTTACGGGATGCTGGGCGTAAAAGAAGTTACCAAGATTTCAAAAACAAATGAAGCTGTTCGGGCAGCGGCCAAACTCAGGCAAATTGTGGAAGAAAACCCAGACGGGTTTACCGCAGACACGTCTGGTGAGTTTGCTACGGGCGGGTATATCGTAGCCCCCGACAAATCAACCGAAACCGAAATTGATCCGGCGAACATGACTGACGAGACCCTGGCAGCGTTTTTCTGGAAGCACACAGATAAGCTAGAAGTCCCTGGTGCCATGTTGGGGGGTTGGTTTAATACTAAAAAAGGCGTATATGTTTTAGATGTTGTTTTTGCGGAAGACAATTTACAAGACGCAATTGACATTGCGATATGGGCAGACCAAGACGCTATATTTCATTTAGACACTTTTACAGAAATAGAGACAAAAGATGGAAAAGGACAAGCAGCAGCCCCAAAACAAAGCACCTCAACGCTCCAAGAAATCCTCGGCAGGAGGCCCTCCCAACGTCTTAATGAGTACGCGTCGCAACGACGGCGAGAGCAAAGAAGAGTACGTACTCCGTCTGCTCAGGGAGTTCGGGGGGAATCTCAAAACGTAGAAGGCTCTGAGACTGTCTTCATGATAGAGTCAAGCGGGCCGTCTAATGAGGGCGTCAGGAAGTTAATGGCGGCAGCCAAGGATCTTGCCAACTATGTAATGCTGCGTGTGAAAGCTGGCGAATCACTAGAAGAGGCAGTCGAGAACGTCTTAGAAAAGGCTGGTTTTACCACTACGCTGCCTCCTGACGCAGGTCTGGCAGACAAAGAACGGCAGGCTGCTACATTTAAATTGCGCAGGATGTTAATGGCGGAAGCGTCTGCAATACACCAAAGCCTTGGCGCGTTGGAAGATGAATCAGTCCTTCCGTTTAGTATTCAGTACGCCGCCACAAACAAAATGATGGACCTGCTCAGGGCGCAGCTTGATCTCTCTCCAGCCGGTGCGCCGTCCTCTTTGCAGTTGCAGCGCATGGCTAAAAAAGCAATAGGAGAGCTTGAGGCCGTAGAAGGTTACGTTGACGCAGTTGTAGAGCTTGCGAAGATTATCATCCAAAACCCCCGGCCACTGAACCCTGACGAGCAAGTAGGGTTCTTCTTTACGCTTAACTACTTGGCTGATCAAATGCGCATGAAGGCAAAGCAGTTGCGGGCAGCGGAAGCAGACGCCACCACCCGCCCCCAAGTTAAGGAAAAGCTGGCCGCTCAAGTGGCCGAGCTACGATCTGCCCTTGATAGCACTTCCGAGGCCAACAAGGTTGCCGGAACTTACTGGAGCATTTCGGGGCGTGTTCGGGGTGCATTGGGACGGCAGTATTTAAATATAGGATACGATGTCGAGTCGCTACTCACAGAAGCAAGAGCCAGGAAGACCAAAGAACTGACTCCAGCAGAAATTGGATTTATCAAGAGACTGGCTAAACAGCACGAAGCAATTGAAAAGACGTTGCTGCAAAAAGAGACTCCAATTAAAGAGAAGTATGCGTCAGATGCTATTAGGTCTAAAAACCGCAACAAAACGCCTAATAAAACCAGGATCGATGAACTGCGGGAGAAGCTGGTAAATCTCAAAAAGGAGCTTAACTGTTAATGGCATGCGATGAATTTACAGAATCGATTTACGAGTTGGTTGTTGAGCTTGCTAATGCTGACATCATCAAAAACATGGATGACGCTGCCAAGTATTTTGAGGGCATGGGCATTGATCGGGCTACACTTGCATCCGCCATTGTGGAAGTGGAAGCGTTTAATGCCAGCAAACGGGCACAGCGGATAATAACTAACATTGCAGAAATAAAAGCTGAAGCGGGGATCGAGTCACGCCTTAGAGAAAAACTGTCGCAGCTTCAGAACGAACTCGGGACCATAGACCCAGACACTCCAGTTGGTGCTGCAAAACGAAAACGCATCAACAAAACAATAGAAGCACTAAGAAAAGAACTTAAGCAAGAAAAAGAAAGAATACGAAAAGAGCGAGCGGAGGGCCGGAAGGAAGCATCAGCAGTGGCTCGCCGAGAAAAGCGAATAAGAGATCTAGGGTCGTCAATCGAAAATCTTGAAAAAGAAATATCAAGACTGGAGGCAGGCGGAACTCCACTCGCTCCAACGCCACGACCAGCCGTAGATGAAGGCGAAGAGATAGAGGAGTTAAAAGAACTTTTAAAAGTAAGGCGAAGGGAAAAGAGCCTTCTTGAGCAAATACACCGTTGGGAGTCTATGGATTTTGACGCTATTGAAGATGATGCGTCTAAAGAACCACAGTACGAAGGTCCAGTTAACCAGCGAATCAGGACGTTAGAAAAACAGCGAGACGAGGCCCGCACTAGAGCTAAGTTGATGCGTGAGATAAACGACCTGCAACGGCAGTTGCAAACAGGCAAGTTTACGATGCCTATGGCTAAAGTCACAAAGCAGGAAAGCAATGAGGTGCAGAACTTGCGGGCAGAAAAGGCGTCTCTGCAACGCCGGATACAGTCTAGCATGCACATGCTAAACAGAATCCCCCCCAGCATAGAAAATGGCACACTTGGGAGTTGGGGCTGGTGGGGTGAAAACGTACTTGGTGCTTGGAAGACCTCACGCGCATCTATCGACTGGTCTATGGTGTTGCGGCAAGGATTCAAGTATTTCCAGATGCACCCAATTGAGTCATTTAAAAAATTTCCAGGCACCCTCAAAGCTACTTTTAGTGAGGAGTTTTTCAGAGACTCGCACAAACAACTAGTAAACAGTAGTGAGTACCAGTGGATGGAGGCTGCGGGCCTTAGCATAACCGACCCAGATGGCGAACTTACGGACAGGGAGGATGCGTTTGCTCAAACTGGGTGGCTTGAGAGTTCTAAAATAACGAACGTCCTTTTAGTTGGCAAAGCGATACGGGCAAGCAACCGCGCTTATACACATTACCTGAACGAAATCCGAGCAAAGTATTTCATGGACCTTGCCAGGGCTGTTCGGCCCGGCAACCAGCGTCCTTCTCCCGAAGATCTTAAGACTGTGGCTAGATGGGTGAACATTGTCACAGGGCGAGGGGAGCCGGGCGATTTAGCCAGAGCGGGCGAAGCTCTTAATTATTTGTTTTTCTCTTACCGCTACACCTTGTCTCAATTCCAGTTTATTGAAGACATGTTTCGGTTTGCGGTGGAGTCATTCACTGAGACAAGCGCAGGTTTTACATCGCTAGCTACCGGAGAGAAGGGAAGGATCAGTGGGTCCAAAGCGGCTCGCCGTGTAATCGCCAAAGAGTACGGTCGGCTTGCGCTAGCCAATCTCGCCATGTCGTCGCTTGGATTAATGTTTAATTACTCGCAGTTTATACTGCTGGGGGAAAACGACGATGAGGATGACCCAGTGGTTCCTGTTAATGAATCCGGCATACCGCTCTTCCTTGACCCCAGATCGTCCGAGTTCCAAAAGTGGAGGGTCGGAAGTCGCCGTATCGACATGAATGGAGGTCTGTCGCAGGCCTTAAACATCACTGCAAAGCTAGTGTCTGGAACCAATATCATAATGGAGCGAGACGCTGAAGATCGTTACAAAGTTAAGTATGAAGACATGTGGACGCACAGAAACACCATTATGGGTATAGGGACGTTTATCTCTAATAAAATGCACCCTGCTTTGACGTTTACTTGGGATTATGGTGCTGGAACAACTCGTTACGATAAAGTCCAAACCAGAGACGGTTGGGCTCCAAAGCCAGAGTGGATTGCAAGCGAATTGATTCCATTTTGGAACTCGCTTTACGTTCAAGAGGCCAAAGACATAGTGGTGAGGGAAGGCGTATCAAAGCAGGAGTGGATGGCGGCAGGCATTCTGCTAGGTATCGGATTCTTGGGCGCAGGGACATACGACAAAGGGCTTAGTCCATCGGAAAAAGCGGAAAAGGAAAAAGAAGAAGCAAAAAAAGCAAAAGAAGAGGCGGATAAGAAAAAAGCAAAAGAAGAAAAGGAGGCAGAAAAGCAAAGAGCAAGAGAAGAAAAAGAAAGAGAGAGGGAGGAAAAACGGAAGAAGCGAGAAGAGGAAAAAGAAAGAAAAAGAAAAGAGAGGGAAAAAGCGGAGGAGGAGAGAAGAAACAGGCCTAAACCCATCGCCGCTAAAACGCTGATAAGCAAGATTAAGGCTGCAAAGACCCAAGAGGAGCTTGATAAGCTAGTTCCAGAAGGCGAAGACCGAATAACTGTCTTGAGGGCCAGGGATGCTAAACGTGAACAGCTTTTCTGGGAAGGGCGTTAGCCGCTATTTCTTTCTGGCACCGCCACCTGACACACCCACTTGCAGTGACTCTACCGCCCATCCCTTAAATGATGATGCAGTCCTTGTGTCTGGCGGGCTTAGTCGCCTGCGACCGCCAGTTGCAGCACCCACCTGCATGGACTCAAACATCCATCCACGCTCTGCGGCTGGTTCCTCTTCCTCTTCTACCACTGGGACTGCGAAGTCGTATGTAGCAGGGCCAGACGGGTAGATAATGCGAGGGTGGTCGGATTCACCGGGACTGCTTTCTACGGTAAGCGTACGCTGGTTTACCAAGTCGATGTAGTTTGAGTAGGCACCACCAAGCGGCCAATACCCGAGGGACTCAGAAGGTCTTACAAACGCAGGGGAAAAGCCATCTGCAAGAATTGCTATTTCAGGATCTGACAGCTTTACTTTCCACGCAGCAAACTCTGCAATGTCGCCGTTGAAAAACCTAGCTGTTCCAGGGGCACTTTCGTACACTCGGCCTATATTAAAATCCACGCCAGCGTGGCTGTGGTCGCTATTTTTGTTTCCAGTGTGACTGGCAACAGATGAACCGTTGACGTAAAGACCACGCTCCCCGTGCTGCCAAAACCCAGCTAAGTGATACCAAGTAGTTGTGCTGGTGGATATGTGGGCTGCGCTAGTTACTACGTACGAGTTGTGGTATCTGAGCCGCATCTTGCCATTGGACAACATCCACAAGCCTAGCCTGCCGTTGCCGGACTTAGGAGAGGGGTTGTACTGCTCAAAAACGCCGCCAACATGCCTGCCGTTTGGCCTGATCCAGCATGAAAACGAAAACGAGTAGCTTGTTGAACTAAAGCTGCTGTCGTTAAAGACGTTTACGTTATCTTTTTTTAGATAGTCGTCAGTGCCATCAAAGTTGATCGCCATTACGTTTCCCGAAGCTCAATCTTGTAAAGCTCTGCGTCACCACTAGCGTCATCAGAAGCACTGTCCCTGGTGACTTTGACCCTGAAAGATTCGCCTTTTGCTACGCTGTCCATATCAGCACCGTTTGTAAAAGCCACAGATACAACATCAACATGGCCTGAAGTCCCAGGAACAGTGGTGTCGTCTACGGAGTTAGCAGCCGCAAAACTGTCAGAGTCTATGTCTTGTTGCCCATCTCCGATACGCTCAAAAGAAACATCCCAGTCTACTGTTCCGCTTGTAGCAGAAGTCATTGAGTAGTGGAGGTAAACCGTAACGCCGGTAGTGCCCGCATAATGCTGAGGCATGACTCCGCTAAAAATGGCCGACTCGTTATCCGATCCATCGTCAAAATCTAAGACAACATGCCCGTTGCGGGTGTCCACAGTGGCGTAGTCGCTAGAAGGAGGCTCGTTGTTTAGAGCGGTAAATACCACAAGAGTGTCGCCACTTGCCATGACAGGCTCCTACATTGTTTCTGCGAAGCGTACCGAGATGCCTGGGTCTGAGCCAAGC